GATCGTTGTTTTTCATTTGCCTTCTCCATTTGTTTTTTTTCTTTTTTTAACTCAGCTTCTTTAAGTGCCTGTTTAAGCTTCTCAGCAAATACTGATTCACCTAGTTTTGTACTTAAATCTTTATTTGAAAAGTTCATGTTTTTTCTTTCCATTTATACTTTTAAGTAAAGCATTGTAAAGTGCCTTTTGATAACTTGTAATTTTAGTTCCAGTAAATTCCTGTATTAAAAAATAGTTTTTAATTTCTTCGGAAATACCCACCAGAATATCACGATCTATCTTAATCATCATAGTTAATTAATTGCTAAGTGGATTAATATTATACTTGCACCAAGCAATATAGCTGTGATAACCAATCCTATTCCGTCTTTAGTTTCTCTAGTCATTTATTGTTCTCCCATATTAAATATGCCAAAAACACTGCAAAACAGAAGTACCAAAATCCAACATCTGATATTATGCTTAGCATTGTTTTGTCATCATGTTGTTAAGTTTACTTATTAGAGTAGTAATACGTTTCTTTGTATGCTCTCCTCTAACTTCATTATCCAATAAGATTCTTGATAGAACTGCTGTCATCAGTTTCATTTCATAGTAACTCATTGAACAAATTACACCTGTGTTTCTCATTTACTTTTCCTTTTTTTACCAAAGCAATCCCATTTCTTATGGTATGATTTGAGTAATTTTGCCAGTTGTTTTTTCATTATGCTTCCTTTGTTAATTTAGCTAATTTTAATTTTTCTTTTAAAGCTTTGGTCGGAACATAATCTATTAATAAATTAAACATTATATCAAAACCTTCTGTGCTTTCAGAACAGGAACTTTGTAAATCTGTTGCTAATTTTCTTCTAGTTTTGTTTTGATCTATTTTCATATAGATAAATATTCCTTCCAGTTAAGACCAGCATCAATTAATTGTTTCTTTACTTGTTTTCCACACTCAGAACCTAGATAATAACAACCCATGTCAGCACCACGCAATTCTGTTTCTAGTCTTGCATGATCTTTTTTATTAACAAGATCTAATGGATTTCCATAACCTCTTGTAACAAATGCTCTTGCATAGTTTTTAATTCCTTTTCCACAAATGCAACATTGATCTACATATTTTTCACCACTTTGAGAATAGTGATAATCATTTTTATCAAAATTGCTAACATCTACTTCTGCATGAAAGTACTCTAAATTATCTTTTTCGTTTTTTATTAAAGCCATATTTTCCCTTTTGTTTTTTTGTTAATATAAAATCAATATAATGATTTGTTTTCTTATATCAATCTAAAAGTTAATAAAAACTGTGGATAATATAAAAGTAATATGATTTAAAAACAATGACTTATTCGTTGCCATTTTGTTCTATATTTGATACTAGGGATTGTGGGTAAGTGCCTTCCCTTACCCACGTTATATAAAACAGGAGAAATAATGCCTATAATCAAAGGTTATTCTAAAAAATCAATAAGCAAGAATATAAGCCGAGAAATAAAAGCTGGTAAATCACGTTCTCAATCTGTGGCTATTGCATTATCGGTTGCTAGAACTGCAAAGAAAAAATCTAAGAAATATAAGTAATGCAAATTGCGAAGGCAAATATAATTCATTCTGTTAAGCATCAGAAGTTTGTAGCTTCTTTTCCATGCGTAGTTTGTGGTAACGATACCCAAGTCCAATGCTGTCATATTCGTTCTATCCCTAAAGTAGGTAATGTTGGTAAAGGAATAAGAGATGATAGATTTTGTATTCCAATGTGCTTTACCTGCCATACACAACAACATCTTATAGGTGAATTAGAATTCTTTGAAAAATATAATATAAATCCTATATTGATTTCTATGAAGTTAGCTAGTATATCTCCTTGTATTAAAATTAACCAAGCGAAACAGGAAGGTGCATACAATGGAAAACTTAACTATCAAGAACATATCCGAAACAACAAAAAAAGTTCTTTGCAATCATAAACTTTATAAAGATATAAATTTTTTTGAAGTTCCACATAACAAAGTTTGTCTAGCAGTAATTAGATCAATCACAGAATTATCTTATAATGAAATAGGTAAAGCTTATAATAAATCTTGGTTTACAATTTACGCAAGTGTTAAAGATTGCCAGAAAAATGGTTTAAAATCTTTTACAAATAAAATTATAGATTTAGTAAAGGCACAGGTAAAATGAAAGCAAACCTTAGGATTTTATCTTTAGGTGCTGGAGTTCAGTCATCTACACTTGCTTTAATGATAGAAAAAAACCTTGTACCAATGGTTGATTGTGCGATATTTGCTGACACAGGTGCAGAACCTAAAGAGGTTTATACTTGGTTAGAGTGGTTAAAAGAACAAGTTTCATACCCAGTTCATATAGTTCAATGGAGAAATTTAAAAGAAGATTTGATTGCAGTAGCTAATGGAAAAAGAAATATTGTTCCAATACCATTTTTTACAATAGATGAAAGTGGCAAAAAAGGAATTATGAGACGACAATGCACAGCAGACTATAAAATCAGACCAGTTACTAAAAAGATAAGAGAATTGTTGGGTTTAGAAATAGGAGAGAAAAGAAAAGCAAATACAAAAGTTGAATTATTAATGGGAATATCTAAAGACGAAACAATGAGAATGAAACAAAATCCAATAAAATATATTACAAATGTTTATCCTTTGATTGATATGGGTTGGAGAAGAACCCATTGTATTGAATGGTTTGAAAAAAATTTTAACAAAACACCACCAAGATCAGCTTGTACTTTTTGTCCATTTCATGATTCAAAAGAATGGTTAAATGTTAAAAAAAATACTGAAGAATGGAATGATGTTGTAAAATTAGAAGCTTTGTTTATAAAAAATCAAGATATTATAAAAAATAAAACTGGAATGAACTCTCAAATGTTTTTGCACAAATCATGTTTACCAATAGATAAAGTTGATTTTTCAGTTAAAAAAAATGACCAGCTTGATATGTTTAACAATGAATGTGAAGGAATGTGTGGAATATGACTGATGGTTGGATAGCATTACATAGAAAGATTTATAATTCTAGCGACTTTAATAATCAATTAGAAGTTGCTGTGTTTTTATATTTAGTTGCTATGGCATCACACAAGCCAGTCCAAGTTGTGTATAGAAAAAAGAAATTAACTCTTAAAAGAGGGGAGATTTCAATAGCTTATAGGGATTTAGCTAAAAAGTTTAATTTATCTATGCAGAATATTAAAACAATTATTAAGAACTTAAAAAATTCTGGCAACATCAACCAAACTCTAACCAAAAATTTAAGCATTTATACCATTGTAAAATATAGCAAATATCAAGATTTGGAAGTCACACCTAACCAAAAACTAACAAACAGAACAACAACCATATATACTAATACTACTAGTATAGATAAAAATAAGATAAGTCTTAGCAGTATGACTAATAAACCTAAGAAAATTCAGATACCTTTACTGCAAAGCTTAAAATCTGCGATCATTGAAAAACCCAAAGAGAAAAACGAATGGGAGATTGCAAAAGAACGACTTGACGCACAAGACTATGAAAAATGGGTTCTGCACAAACTAAACTCTTGAAAATAAAGAACTAATCTTTATAATACACTTACTAATTAGGTAAAAGCATGGGTGGTGAAAGCCCACCCTTTAAAAATTATATATTTACATAATCCTAAAATAACTTTACTGATTCGGAATTAACTAAACGGAGAATGTAGTTATGGACAAGACCCTAGAACAAATCCTAAAGCTTTTAGATAAAGCTGATGATCTTAATGCTAAGATTAGGGACAAAGTAGAAGCTTCACTTGATGAATACGAGAATGAATCAGATGATGAGTTTGACGACTCAGATGATGACGAGTTTGAAGATTCAGACGAAGATTCTGACGAGGAATAAATCTAATTAGATAAGCTGTAAAGCTGGAAGGTTATCAAACCTTAAAAATCAATGTATACTAAAATACTAAGCATCAAGCTTTGGGACTATACAGTCATTTTGTTATTTTTAATGATGGTGTTTTTAATTGGAACATTTTTTCCAAACGATCACACTAAAGACAAAATACGACAAAGCACTATTGATGAAATTAGGAAGATAGGTTTCTTTGAACCTAAAGTAGATAATACTTCATCAGATAAGTTTATAGCCAGTATGCAGAAATGTATTGCTTACATAAACTTGGACTTACACAAAGATCAACATATACCAACATCATTAATTATTGCACAAAGCATAGTTGAAAGTAACTTCGGTACTTCAAGATTTGCTAAGGAAGGCAATAATCTATTTGGTGTTAGAGTATGGTCTAAGGAAGGTATGTTGCCATTATTACAAGACCCATCAATTAACTGGAGAGTTAGAACTTATAAATCTAAATGCCAATCAGTAAGACATTACATAAGCACTTTGAACAATAATCATCATTACCAAGAGTTTAGACAAACAAGAAATAGAACAAAAGACCCTATTAAATTAGCTGATACATTAGATAATTTTAGCACTAGCAAAGAATACACAAATCATGTTAAGCAGATACTAATTAAATACAAAGGCAAGATATAATGGCTAACGAGACTACATCAACATCACTTAACAAACTTTATACAAACAAAGTTAAGACCAAAGGCACTTATAGAGTTTATAGACCAAAACCATTAAAGATGCCGAGAAAAAAGAAATGAAGAAACCTATTTATTTAACTAAAAGACCATCAAGACTTGGCAAACCAAAACCATTTAATACTAAAACTAAAGCTTATAAAACTGCTAGACGTTCAGCAGGTCAAAAGTTCGGCAAGAAAAACAGTTTTGTTAAAAACCTTTACATAGCAAAGAAGCTTAAAAGAAAATGAACTTAGATAAAATAACCTTTGGAAGCAGGATTATTAATCTAAACCTAATAGACAAAGAACAAGCATCTAAGAAAAAGATTTTTGGCGAAATAGACTGCGATTCAAATACACTTACCTTAGACAAATCCCTAGACAATATCCAAATGGCTAACACAATAATCCATGAAGTTTGCCATCTAATCCATGACGAATATAAACTAGACTTATCAGCAAAAGCTGAAGAACTAGTATGTAATTCAACAGCTAATGGACTTTGTCATATCCTATACCAAAACCAGAATCTACTAGAGTTCCTTTACAAATCGTTAAAAAAAGCTTAATAGAACATTTAACGAACATAGTCGGTTAATATGGGTAAAGATATACTAGTAATAGATAAAAAAGATGGTAGGGGGAGACCCATTTTTGACTTCTCACCCAAAATATTAGATCAGATAAAAGACTTAGCCAGTTATATGTGTAGTAAGCAAGAAATAGCCAAAATCATTGGTTGTTCAGAATCAACAATACAAAGAAATCAATTAGCACAAGAAGCTTATGAACTAGGGGTTGCACAAGCAAAAAAGAACATAAGAAAAACCCAGTTTGATATTGCTACTAAACTTAATTCCAGTATTATGGCTATGTGGTTAGGCAAAGTTTATCTTGGACAAACAGACAAGATACAAAACACTGACGACAATGTTCCTTTGCCAATCTATGACATCATAGAACAAGAAGAACCAAAAGAAGTTATAGAGTTGAAGGAGATTGCAGATGGCAAGTAAATGCTTATTTTGTAAAAGAGAAATGAATAACAAACTTGAACAACATATTAAAGCTTGTCATAAGTGTATAGTTGATTTGCTTATGAAGAAGCATAACTTAAAAGTTAAGAAACAAGCACCAGTAAAATTTAGTTTAAAAAAGTATGAGTAAATTTAGTCTTAGAAAATCTGACAAGAATGTAAGAGGTGGATTATCTGCATCTGGTAGAGCAAGATACAATCGTGCTACTGGAAGCAATCTAAGACCACCAGTTAAATCAAGACCAGATACTTTGACTGAATATAGACGCAAAGGTTCATTCTTAGTTAGAATGGGAAGTAGTCAGGGTAGATTGTTTGATACTAAGGGTCGTAAGACTAGACTTAAGCTGTCATTAGAAGCTTGGGGTTATAGAGGTAAAAGCAAATCTGAAGCAGTAGCTTTAGGTAGAAGATATTTAAAAACTTATCAAAATAGAAAGAAATAGGAAGTGGAACAAATGTGTGGTCGTAAGAAACCTAAGATGCTAGATAAAAGTTTGCGAGGAACAAACGATCTTGAAGTAGTTATATACAATCTTAAAAAAGAAATAGACAGATTAAACGAGGAAGTTCAAGCTAAAGAAATATACATCAAAAAACTAGAGAACGAATTAGACAAAAGCATAAGATCGGACAACTAAATGATTAATGTCTTTATCGGATATGACAGCAAAGAAAAAATAGCTTACCACATACTTAGCGAAAGCATACTAAGACACAGTTCAGTACCAGTTAGATTCATACCACTTTACCTGCCAAACCTAAGAGACTCATTCACAAGACCAAGAAATACTTTATCATCTACTGAGTTTTCATTTAGTAGATTTATAGTTCCTTACCTTATGAACTATGATGGTTGGGCATTATTCCTAGATTGCGATATGCTGTTTAAAGCAGACATTAAAGAACTATGGGATTTAAGAAATGATGATTATGCAGTTATGGTTTGTCAGCACGATTATACACCTAAGCATCTATCTAAATTCGGCAATCAAATACAAACTGTTTATGAAAAAAAGAACTGGTCTAGTTTAATGCTAATGAACACAGCTAAATGTAAACAGCTTACAAAAGAATATGTAGATACTGCATCAGGATTAGAACTTCATCAATTCAAATGGACTGATAAGGTTGGTGGTTTACCTTTAGAATGGAATTGGTTAGTTGGCGAATACCCACATAACACTGAAGCTAAGAACATACACTTTACAGAAGGTGGTTGTTACTTTGAGAAATACCAAGACTGCGATTACTCATCTGACTGGTTTAACATCTACACTAATACAGTTAAGATTCAGTTATGAACTTTATAACTGGAAGCGACAAAGAACATGAAGATATACTTAAATGGTTTATCGGCACATATAACAAACATCTAACTAATAAACTTTACATAGCTGACTTTGGATTAGAGAACAGTTACCCTAACTGCATATCTTACAAACCTTTAATGAAAGCTTGGTACTACAAACCAAGAATGATGTTAGAAACTTTAGAGAAACAAATATGTTGGATTGATAGCGACATAGAAATACTTACTGACATATCAGATGTCTTTGAACTATCACAAGGGTATGATATTGCTGTTACTGAAGATTGGTGCAATAGACACAATCACTTTGCATCAGGTTTAGTAGTTTCTAATAATCAAGATTTCTTACAAGAGTGGAAGTTAGAATGTGAAAAGTTCTCAACTTATGGAGATCAAGAGTGTTTAAACAAGATAGCACATAAGTACAAAGTTTTAACCTTACCTAGAGAATATCAATGGCTTAGACTTGCAGAAACAAACACAAACATTAAAACAATACATTGGACTGGAAAAGATGGAAAAGCAATTATTAGAAAAAAGATTAGATAGTATTCATAGAAACGACAACATAATATCAGTACCAATTAAAAAGGTTAAATATTGTAGTCAGATAGATAGACAAGAAGGCGATAAGAACTGGAGTGATGTTAGAGTCTATTCAAACAAAGATATTAAATACATTAATCAAGTGTTGCAAAGACGTAAAATGAAAACATTAGACGAACCACATTTATTATACAACCCAGTTATATTATTAGCAGAACCTAATCAGCTTATTTGTATCTATGGCAATAGAAGAATAAAAACAGCAATAGAAAATGGCTACACACATATAGACGCATTAGTTTATGAGGATTTAATTAAAGCAAGAGAAGTAGGTTCTAACATAGCATTAACTTATAAAAACGTGGGTAAATATAAGGCAGATGCTTTACATTTAGACAGAACTGCAATAACTAAAATAGACAAATATATTATGCCTGACGAACCACAAATAATAAACGAATACGCAACACACCAACAAATACTAATTAAAGAAGCATTATCTTGTAATGGAGACATACTAGAAACTGGTTGTGGTTATTATTCTACACCTTTACTCTTAGAGATAGCTAAACAAAAAGGAGTTAAGTTAGTTAGTATGGTTGAGAATATAAACTGGGCTAGAAGATTTGATTACCTTGCTTGTGATAACTACGTACAGTTGCACGTTAAGTTTAATAATGAACTATTTATAAACCAGAATTATGGTATGTGCTTTTTAGATCACGAACAATTTGTAAGAGATAGAATTAAGCATCTTAACAACATATTAAAACATACTGATAAAGTTGTAGTGCATGATGCAGATAGAATAGATACTTTTGCTTTCCTGCATAAACCACATACGATTGAAATGTTTAAACAATTTAAACCACACACAGCAGTTATTAGAAATGTCTAATCTTTACGATATATACTTAGAACAGGCAAAGCAATATCACAAAGACGATAACAAGTGGCAAGGAATAGCTTTAAAAAAGTTCATACCAGCTATTAACCAAATCATTAAAGACAAAGGAATTGAAACAATATTAGATTATGGTTGTGGTAAAGCAAAATACCACCCTGAAGAATGGAACGCAACTAAGTATGACCCTGCTGTACCTAAGTACCAAAACAAACCTACTGACAAGTTTGATCTAGTTATTTCAACAGATGTATTAGAACATATACCAGTTAATAATCTTAAAGAAGTTATTGATGATATATTTAATTACTCAAAGAAGTGGGTATTTATTTCTGTATGTTGTAGGAAAGCCATAGCAATACTTCCAAATGGTTATAATGCACACGCAACTATTGAATCAGCTAAATGGTGGAGAGAACTATTTAAATCTTACAAAAACTATACACTAGAGTTTTCAGAATAATGTTTAATCCTTACGAATACTTTAAAGGCAAAAATGTTTTACTAATTGGTAATGGTGAGAAGTTAGACCAAATAGATTATTCTAAATACAATTCAATAGTTAGAATGAATCTTGGAGTACAAGACAAACCTTGTGATGTATGGATTAACAACCTAGTTTATGAGGGACACAATAAGCTTAAAGAGATTCCACAGATTAGATGTATTGTAAGACTTAACTTTGAAAAAGATGGTAAGAGAGCAGAACGTATGCCAGATTGGGTTAAGAAAAAAGCTTGGTTATGGAATACTTACGATTACAGTCAAATGACAATTAGATATAATTATTACAGACCAACTACTGGCTTTGTTGCAATCTATTGGTTACTTAATCATTGTCAATGCAAAGTAACTATTACAGGATTTGATTTCTTTAAAACTAAGAACAGATATACAATGGAAGAAGTGCAACACATTGGAACTAATAAAGGTTATAACCATGATGTTAAACTGGAAGAAGAAGTTATTACTAAACTTATTCAAAGAGGAATTATAAATGCCATTTAGTAAACCACAACTAGACGTATATACTTGTCCAAAAAGATTTAGGGTTCTTATTACAGGAAGAAGATTCGGCAAGACACACTTAGCTATGTATGAACTACTTAGATTCGCAAGTCGCAAACCCAACTCAAAGATATTCTATGTAGCACCTACTTACAGAATGTCTAAAGAGATTATGTGGAAACAACTTAAAAGACTTACAACTGAAAAGAGATGGATTAAATATGCTAATGAAACAGAACTATCTTTAGTGCTTAGGAATGGCAGTCAAATAAGTTTAAAAGGTGCAGATAAATCACCAGACAATTTAAGAGGAGTAGGATTAGACTTCTTACTATTAGATGAATATGCAGATATACCAGTTGAAGCTTGGACAGAAGTTCTAAGACCAACTATTTCAGATAAGCACGTTACAGGAAATGTATTATTTATAGGAACACCTAGAGGATTTGGTAACTGGTCTTATGAAATTTACCAAAAGGGTTTAGGAGATGACCCTGAGTGGAAATCTTTTAAGTACACAACATTAGATGGTGGTCAAGTTGATGCAGAAGAAATAGAACAAGCAAAAAAAGATTTAGACGAGAGAACATTTAGACAAGAATATTTAGCTTCATTTGAAACATACTCAGGAGTTGTTTATTACAACTTTGATAGAGAACAAAACGTGCAAGAATGTAAATACGATAAAGATGCTATTATCCACGTGGGACTTGATATGAACATTGACCCCATGTCAGCTTGTTTATTCCATATTAAGAATGGTATCTCTTATTTCTTTGATGAAATAGTTATTTACAGTTCTAATACTGATGAATTGGTTGATGAATTACTTAACAGATATTCTAAGAGTAAAATCATAGTTTACCCTGATCCAGCATCAAGACAACGTAAGACTTCTGCTGGTGGTCGGACTGATCTAACTATCTTGCAAAATGCTGGTTTAAATGTTAAATGTAAATCTACTCATGCTTTAGTACGAGACAGGATTAATTCTGTTAATAGTAAACTGAAGGCATTTGATGGAAAGAGGAGTATTTTTATTAATCCTTCTTGCAAAACACTAATTAATAGCTTAATGAAACAAGTTTACAAAGAAGGAACAAATCAACCTGAAAAAAGTAATGGCTACGATCACATGACTGACGCACTAGGTTACGCAATAGAATACATTTTCCCAATTACTTCAAACTTACCTAAATCAGAACCTAAGAGATTTTCATAATGGCTTACACAAGAAAACAAATAGA